AAGGAGAGTGGATATGACCAGCAGATCTTCATGCCTTACTTCAAGCAGCTCGATAACGAGACTGGAACGGGATACCGTGAGTGCTTCAGCTCAGCAGCTGCGATGGTGGCAGCGTTTTACAAGAAGGTTCGTACAGATGATGAGTACAACAAGATCCGCGCCAAGTACGGAGACACTACGTCGGTAGAGGCTCAGATTGCAGCGTTGGAAAGCCTTGGCTTGAAAGCTGAGTTCCGCAAAGACGGTGACGCTGACTTAGTGGAACGTGAGATCGAAGCTGGTCGTCCGGTTTTGGCGGGGTATTTGTCTGCGGGCAACATGCTTCGTGGAGAACCACCAATGTGCAGTGGCTTAGGTTGCGGACACTGGCTAGTGCTTAGCGGGTTCGCGGGGAAGAACAGTAGCGATCCTGAGTGGATCGTCCAAGACCCTCTTGGCTACCCCGAGATGGAGAAAGGGGGCCATAGCAATCCGCACCTGGGACGTAACGTTCGTGTGAGACAAGCAGCGTTTTACCAGCGTTGGCAGGCAGAAGGCCCTGGCACGGGTTGGGTGATTCTTGTTAGCGAGTAATCGACATACACGAAAACGCTGCTTACTATTTCAAAAAGTACACTCTGTAACAAATGACTTGGAATGAGTGGATGGTGGTTACGCAGAGCTTGGAGGAAGAACTGGAGCTGGAACGTAATGTTCGGGATGTGCAAGGCTGCAGCGACGAAAACGCACTAAAGGCGTTATGCGTATCCCTGGTTCGTACCAACTGGCATCAGGCCAAGCTGCTTAAGCAGGCAGTAGGCCACATCGGTGAGCTAGATGCAATCAATACAACACAGGGATAATTTCCAGCTGTTTACCTGACAAGGCTGCTGCAACCCTGGCCTGTTCCAAGCTGCTGTAGCTGCAAGCGTCATCTGCGCTACTGGTCCAATACGTGTCACCTGAGTTTGCGTAGAGCGCAGAAACGAACAACGGCTCTGCTTGAGCCGCCTTAAGAGCAAAACGCATGGAACGATTCAGTCGTTGTTTTGTTTGGTCCGGCCCTCAACCTGCTTACGGACGGACTGCCGCCACCGAGCAAGGTCCTGGGCTTCGGCCTCGCTGTAAACGGTAGGCGAACTAATGCGCTTCAACTCCGAATACACAGCTTCTCTTATCCAAGCTGTTGCACGCTGCTTGTTCTTGGAAGCTTCTTGCTGAACTAACTCTGCTCGATTGGGGTCAAGCAGGATCTGAAAATACTGCTTATTGCCGTGCCGAATCGCCATGGCGTTTAATGTGCTACACACACATTACCATGTGATAGAAGAATCGACCTTCTTTTTCCACGCATTGGCCTGAGCACGGCGAGCTTGGGCGCGCTGATTCGTACAGCCCGCCCTCACTTCTCTTGCTCCCTCTAAGAACATCGCCGCTCGCTGCAGATCACCCGTCGTTGCTGTCTGAATCGCCTTGTTTAGGCGCTCCATGACCAGTTGCCTGCCGGTACGCGGCATCCATCGCTTCGCGGAGGTTCTGGTGGTACGTTACCTGCCCCCCACAAGAACAGAACCACCCCTCGTCCGTGCAATAGACGTTGACCATCAGTGAACCTCACTCCAGGTTTTACCGACAGACACCTCAGCCAGCGCAGGAATCTCTCCCAGCCATTTGGCCTCAGCCTCTTCCATCACCTGTTTTAGGGTCGCTGCCCACTCCTCAGCAGCATCTTCCCTAACAAGCAACAGAATTTCGTCATGCACCGCAGCAGCAATACGCACGGTGTCCTCACCCGCTGCTTTGACCTTCGGCCAGAGATTTCCCAAAGCGCACTTAAGGATGGCCGCACCAGCTCCCTGGATCGGCGTGTTGCACCTGACAGTCAGCCGATTCATGTCGCCCTGCAGATAACGCCGCATACCCGAAAGCGGAATCCTGGTCTCCGCCCACTTGTCGTACTTCGTCTGATCCGCAGCTGTCGCATTGTTTCGCTGCCACTCGGCTACCCCCTGGAACGCACCAAGCCATTCATCTCTGATCTCTGCCGCGCGTTCTTGAGTCATGGTGATGCCCATGCCGCCTGCATAGTTACGCAGACCTGCGGGGCCAGAGCCATACAGCAAACCAAAGTTGGCTGATTTTGCGGTCTGCCGATCACAGCCGATGGCTTCCGCAGTAACGGTGTGTGGATCTTCCCCAGCCTGGAACGCAGCAATCATCCGCTCATCCTTCGCTACCGCCGCAGCAAGGCGAAGCTCCATCTGGCCGAAGTCAGCGTCAACCAACGCCCACCCCTCAGGAGCTTCAACGCAACTGCGAAATTGTTTGTCACGCGGAATCTGCTGGTTGTTGGGCTTGATGCAAGACATGCGCCCTGACTCCGCCCCCAACTGCATGTAGCTGGCACGCACGAAGCCGGTGTCGTCCATCTTTTCTTGGATCGACTCGATCATCTGACGGCGTTTTTCACACCTTTTCCACTCCAGGTAGATCTGAATTACTTCGTGATCTGCAGCGTAAGAACGCAGTGCCTGCCTGGATGCACTGGGCTTGCCGTTGGCATCACGCGGGGGCTCACCGCCCAGCAAGACGGTGAGTTTTTCCACAAGCTGTTTAGGACTGTTGATGTTGAAGCCTGCGAACTTCTTCGTGCCGTCTCGCACTTTGCCCTGATCCTTGGACCGCAGATTAAAGCTGCCGTCTTCATCACGCGGCAGTTTGTGCTCCTCGGGCATCGCAGCATCTAGCTGCAACACAAAATCTTTGGCCAAGCCCTTGATGTCGTGCTCGTAATCGACCTTGCGCTGCTGCAAGTTCTCGGCATTCCAGGGCAAACCTGTGCGCCACATTTGAGCCATCGCGGGCAGTGCGCGGCACTCCAACTTGAAGGCTGGTCCGAGCCTGTCGCGACTGATGCGGTGCTCCAGGATTGGGTCAAGCTCCATCAGAGCCGCAACGTCGTTGGCCGCATATTCCAGCTGCTCTTCGCTGAGATCGCCACTCCAATCAGAGCGCTGTTGTTCTTTGGACAGCTCTTTTTTGAGATAGCGCTTTACAACGCTGTCGAGACCGTGCTTCGTATTAGGCAGGCCATTGGTGAGAAGTCGGCTGGCCAGCCGCAACCTGCCGCGCTCAGGCTGCAACTGGAGCGTTTCTGTATCAAAGCAAAGGGACTGAGCTGTGCTGATCTTGCTCAGGTGCTCAATGCCCTGAAAAACTTGAGGAGACATGGGTGGTGTCGTGTAACCACCTCAATGTAGCACATCAAGAGCCTACTAAGCTTTCTACAAGCGGAAAATAATCCAGGTCATACCCCGTCATTACGGCCACATCAATGCCGCAGTCCAAGGCAGCAGCCACCTGATATTCAAAATCTTGGTGGCCCATTCGATCGTCCTGGTACGTGACCTGTTCAACAGCTAAGGCTCTGTCGTCGTTGTCGTAACTGGTGAAGCGCACCAGGGCAAGAGCGTTCACATCTGCAGGGGCTTCCACCTTGCAGTATTGGAACTGAACCTGGTGTTTCATGCTGGCCACTCGCCTAAACGGAGTATGGCTCTGCCTGCGGGTAAGCAGGAAAAACAACCGCCTAGCTAGCCAAATCATTGAAAACAAAAGCAACGATGCCTTCAACCTGCCGCCGGTCCATCCCCTGACCAGCCCTGCGGCGAGCCCGCTCCACCAAGCTATAAAACTCTGGCGGTGACAGGAGTTTGTCTGTTTTTACCGGAGTGCGGGTGACACGTTCGCGAAGCAAATCAGAGCGCGAAATGCCCAACTGATCAGCTTCGTGCTTCAGACGATCTGCATCAGCATCGTCCAGCGTGATTTCAATCCTTCTCATGCTCAAAGGTATTCGTTGTAAAAGGCGCTGCCTGGTCCGTACTTAGCAACGATTTCTGGAAAAGCATCCAGAACGCGGTCGCGATTACGGGGGTCAGCGTTTAAGGCAGCCTCAGCAACTTTGCTGAGAAACGACCCACCGTAATGGTGGGCCGTCCTCACAGTGGCCTGAATCTGTTTTTCGGTCATGCTTTGATAAAACAATCAGATCTTAGTTTCATGTGTGTCTGAACCACCCTCCACTTTATCGTCATAATTCCAGTCGTCTGGGTCTACAGCTTCAGTAGGCGGTTCGCACACAAAGCCGTTTGAGGTAAAAACAGATCCACAAACAGGGCAGTTATGTTTTTTGCTCAGAGTTCGCGGACTGCATTTAAAAAGCACAAGACGGTTTTGCAGTACACAGTGGTGATAATTAAATAAGCGTGCAAACATAGTGCCAACTTGGTCACTAACCAGGACTCCTCCACGAGCCACTGTCCAGTCATCGTTGTTTTCGCCGCCTTCTTCTGCTCGCAACTCGTGAATAAATATATTTATTTCCGGGTTTTCATAAATTTGATTACCTCTAGCATTTAATTCTGCGGTAACTTTATCTTGCCCAATACGTTCGACATCACCGCGCATTTGATATTCATACGCAGTATAACACCATAAATGCCAAAGTATAGCGCCCTTAGTTGTCTGCAGAAATTCGGAAAATTCTACACACCTTTTATCATCTCCCCGCTCTTTAAGTTTGAGGATTTCTGGAATACCTTTACTCCATAGAGGCACATTTTCTGCAGAAGTCAGCCAGTTTAGATTTGGTTGATATCTGTATTTGCCGTGGTCCTGGGCAAACGAATGTGTTTTTGCGGTCAAAAGGAACCTCCTTCAGTAAATTTGGAAAATTCAAGTTTTTGTGCTTCGGTAAGTGATTCGTAAAAATCAGCGTACGCAAAAGCAACAAGCGCATCCAGCTGTTGCGATGCAGTTCGATGCTGAGCTTTAGCCAGAGCAGCGAGTTTTAAAGCAGTCTCAGGTTTTATCGAAAAAGACTGCCGAATTGAAGCCATAAAGAGGCACAAACGAGAGTGCCTCAAAACTGTAGCAGCTTAGTCCCACATTGTCCACTCATCGGGCGTTTCCCCCTTAGGTACGTGAGAATTCGCCGGAGATTCAAGATCCGTTCCAGGGGAAGGGGTTTTACTCCCAAAACCGTTTTCGGAGATTAAAAGTTTCGGAGATAAGGCGGCCCCATCCTTTATTTCCGAAAGATCTTTATCTCCGAAAGGCGGTTCGGAGATTAAATCCGTTCCAGGGCAAGAGGTTTCTTTATTCCGGTAGCTTTCATCGGTCCCCCCACGCGCGCGTAGGTTTAAACCTGGTACGTCCTTACCTAAGTACACCCAGTAGATAGGAGCCGCTCCTTTTTTCTTGGGAACACCTTCAGGACGAAAGCCTTTGGCGCATCGCTCAGCCAGTTTTTGGCTTTCAAGCTTTTCCAGGTTGTACTCAATGGCCCGCCGCTTGTGCTCACCCCCAAGCTGCTCATGCTCAACAAACATGTTGATGGACCAAGGTTTCTTTGTTTTCCTCATCACTTCAAGCATGTCCAACATGTGCTGATTTGGGGTATTTGACTTAACCGTTTTCTCGGTGTCTGGAACGGGTCCGATGGCGTAGGTGTAATCAGGCAGCAAACTGAAGGCCATACGTTGGCCCTCCCTGTCATCGCGCGATTTTTCAACAGTCACTATGCGCGTACCAAATTGCAGATTTGTTTCGGCCAATTCTTTTACGCCCACTTTCTGCATATTCCAGGTTTCATCTACAGCAGCCCTGATGGCGCTTGTGCCCCGGAAGCTGCCGTTTCTGTTGTTGTGGTGAATCACGATGATGGTGCAGGCCCCAAAATCCTCACCATTGCGCCGCGCAAGCTTCTTCAAGGGCAGCGCATACTCCCTGCGGTTCTCCTCATAAGGGTTGGAGTCGTTGCAGCCGTCCAGGCTGTCAATCACCACCAGGTCATATTTCGGCGCTTCCTTCGGGCCTTGGATCTTTTTGAAGCGGTTGTACCAAGACATGTCCCACTCGCCGACCACATCAACTCCCGAGGAAGCGCCGATCAACTCAAACTGCCTACGAACAATCCGCTCGCTTTGATCTCCGTTAAGCCAAAGGCATCGGCCTTTAGGCACATTGACCAACCCGCCGTGAACGTTGAACCCCAACCCCTGGCTGATGTGCTTACACAGCGTTTGGCACATCGCAGACTTACCTGTGCCGCCATCGGCATGAATCAACAACAACCAAGGTTTTGGCAGTAAACCCGGAATCAAATAGTCAAATGCGGCATCGTCCAACTCGCTAACAGCCCTGGGACGGAACTCTTTATTACGTTCAAATGTGAGATGCGAGTCAAGCAAGCGGTCAATCGCTGCTGCGCCCTCCCTGGAACGTCCGGCTTCCATAGCCAGCTGTGTTTTTGCCTGATCAAGGAGTGCAGGATTCTCAATGCTTGCCTCTAGCTCCTGCGCTCTATCGATAATCTCCTGGCCGCTGAGGTAATCGACCTTGTATTTAATCGGCGCCGATTCGATCTCTTCCACCAATCGTGCAAGACCGTCCCTTTGAAATCGGGTCTTATTGGGATCCACTAGATCGGCTTGGCGAATCAACGATCCAAACCCCAGGCCACCCCCACGGAACCCGTTCTCCCAACGCTCAGCACAAGGGTTGTGACCGTCCTTCCAGTCGTCGGCGTACTCGTTATCGCGGCGGCTCCACTCTTCCCACAGCTTCAAGCCATCCTCATTGGGCAGCTCGCTATGGATCATTGCCCCGATTTCCCACCAGAACTGCTCAGAGTTCGCCCCACGGGGCTCAATAACACTCAGGCAGCTCCGCGCAATCTCAATCTTCTCTTCCCTGGAACGGTTTGAATAACGACTGTCGCGAAGTTTGCGGCTGTCTTTCCTCTCATTCAGCTCGCGGTATTGCTCCCGCATACGCTCCAACAGCCATTCGGGAGCGGCGGGGATGTTATTTACATCGCCCGTAAAGGTGTATTCACCCTCATCTTTGTAGGCACCAAAGAGCAGGCCCTGCCTGCCCCAAAGCACCTCCCAACCTTCATGACCACCAGCAGCGTGGCTGAGGTCAGCAACAGTCAGCCGATCCTCTTCAGGAACAACAAACAAAAACTTCGCCGCGTTCTTCTTCGGTGAAGTGATCCGTGGAGCGTTCTCTAGATCTTTGCCCCACTTCTCTTCAATGGCTCCCAGATTGGCGTCAACGTCAAAGATGACGAGCCCTTCAGAACGAGCGCCGCT